GGTCCGCCGGTATAGGGGCAGGAACGCTTCCAGCGCGTACGTTACCCCGGCGTTGAGATTGTCAAACGTCCCGGTGTAAAACTCGATGGCCTGGTCGCTGATTAACGGACTGCATTTTTTTGGCATATATAGGCCTCCTTTTTTACGGTTGTGTTAATAACCCATAATTGATTCAATAATTTTACGGCCAGTTTTGCTATCTATCCATAGCCGTTTCATTTCAGTTTCAATATACTCCTCTTTTTTCTGTGTTCCATAATGACCATCAGATTCCCAGTCCTCAGTTATTTTGTTTATCCAAACACGCCGTTGTAATTTATCATTACAGTATAAATTCCAAATTAATTGACAAATTGTCCCTACTGCCATTTGTGGGAGCTCTATTTCAACAATATCCGGATCGCTCAGAAAAACCCACTGTTGTGCAGCAATACTAGCAATCTCTAACATCCCCAGCATGTTGGTTTGGGCGAATGTCCGGTTGGGCGAATTTTGCCCATAATCAGTAAAAACTCCAGCGTCTTCATCATATACTGATCTATAAAATGGGTAAATTTCATCAGCGGCAATGCGGGCGCCGTGATAAATTATATCCAATAATTTCTGAGCTGTTTCCTGATCTGTTTTTATTTTTTTTGAGGAAATTTTCAAATTCATTTTTTTTTCCTTTCTCCCGCCAGTGGTTTGTAATTACGTTCCGGCGGCGGTTCCCGGTTGCCGGGTTTGTCCCGGCGTTGGTTAATCTTGATTACATAATAACACACATAAAACATTTGTCAAGAAAAAAATAACATTTTTTCTTATTTTTAATACACAATAAAATCAAATAGATAGGGATTTTTAGAAAAAAAACAAAAAAAAATAAAAAAATCTTGACAACAAGGGGAAAATATGAAATATGGAAATTATGAGTGACAAAAAACGGAACAATGTGACAAAAAAGGGCAAGGTTAGAATAGGGAGGCCCAGAAAAGGTGAGCTAACAATACCCGACCGGAAGGTTATGTTAGGAATTTTACAAGGGAAAAATCCAACTCAAGCAATGCGTGATGCTGGATATGCTGCGGCTACCGCCAACACAAAAGCCGGAAAAAAGTTACAAAAATTGGCACCTACGATACAAAAATTGATGGAGCAACGTGGACTCTCTGATGATCGACTACTCGATGTTTTAGACGATGGATTGCGAGCTAATAAAGTAATTTCGTGTAATATCATAGCGTTAGACAAAAACGGGATGAAGGACGCCGACTCAATGACAAAAGACTTTGTTGACGTTGATGATTACCCGACGCGCCACAAATATTTGGAGACCGCGCTCAAACTCAAAGGACACCTCAAGGACAAAAAAGATGACCAGGCAGGTGTAACAATCATCATCAACGCGGAGAGGCACGACTGATGGGCGAAGCCGCCGAAGTAATTAAAAAAAGTTACTCAACAGTTGATGCTCCAACCCTGGGGCGATTTCACGACTGTGTTGCATCTAATCGTTGCGTTGTCGGACCGGTCGGATCGGCAAAAACATCCGCCGGAGCATGGGAGACTCATTACTATATACCCTGGCGGCTCTATAATCGTTATGGCATCAAACGGACGCGCGGCGTAATCGTGCGCAATACCTATTCGGAGTTAATTGACACCACCCAGAAAACAATTTTCGATTGGTTTTCCTGGGGAAAATATGCCTCTGGCGACAAGATTTTTACCCTCAAATATCCCAACGGGCCTGAGATTGAGACATTATTTAGATCGTGTGACCGGCCGGAAGACATCAAAAAATTTAAATCACTCGAAATAACGTGGGCGTGGCTGGATGAATCAATTGAGATTGCGGACGACATTAAGCGGATGTTAAAAAACCGGATTGGACGTTATCCGAGCATGGAAGTTTGGTTAACGTGTTTACGCGGTCATTGTCCGGAGTTACATGGATTAAGCGATGACGAAATTAAGCAGATCATGGAGGATAACCCGGAAAAATATCTCACCCGGTTTATGATCGAGACGACTAACCCTCCCGATGTGGAGCATCCCCTATACTCTCAATTTGCCTGGGACACGCCACCTCCCGGCCCTGTCCCAAGCAACCCACCCCTTAAAAACCATGTTGGTTTTTGGCAAAAGCCGGGAGAGAACTCAAAGAATCTCAGGCCGGGTTATTACGCTGATCTACGCGCCGATTACGCCAACAATCCGGACTGGATTGCAACCTATATTGATGGCAAACCTGGGGTGATCCTGCAAGGTAAGCAGGTGTATAACAATTTCGAGCGCTCCGCGCACGTGGCGTTAGAGCCGCTTATCTGGTCAGGTGGCACGCTTTATCGTGGATGGGATCATAGTGGCAATACTCCGGCGTGTGTGCTCCTGCAACTGCCCACAGCTAACCAGGTTCAAATTTTAAAAGAGTTCACCACGGAAAAATTGGGGATTGTAGATTTTGCCCGGATTGTTAACGTCACCTGTAATCAACTCTATCCTAATGCCCAGTATGTTGATTGGGGTGACCCGGCAGGAGCAGCACAGTATAGTAAGCGAGAGGGCGGTTTTACCTCTAACTCAGAGTTAATCAAAGAGGCTACCGGGATTGACATTGTAGCGTCCGAGCAAAATTTTTCAGCGAGGAAAGAGGCGGTTGAACAGCAATTGAGAATGCGTGATGGATTGTTGATTGATCCGAGCTGTACTCGGTTAATCAACGGTTTTATCGGCGGCTACTGCTATCCGGAAATAGGCAAAACGGGGATATATGGGCGTGATCCGCAGAAAAACCGCTTTTCTCACATTCACGACGGCCTCCAATACGTTTTAGTCAAACTGTTTCGGTCTGAGTCAGCAACCTCAATGACCGCGGAGGAAGCCCGGAGGCTGGCTCAGAAACATAGACCGCCAAGTATGATGAGCGTGTGATGACAACTGAAAACGACACCAAAAAAGAGTTTGATGAAGCCTATACGCAGGGAAATATTGTCTGGGGCGAGTGGTATACGCAAGCGCACAAAGACCTAAAGAACTATTTGGGCGATCAGTGGGATCCCCAGGATAAGCTGTATCTCAAAAATCAGAGCCGAAACGCCTTTGTTTTCAATAAGATTAAACGCGCCGTTGAATTGGTTGACGGCTACCAGCGAAAGAATGTTCTCTCCCTCCGGATTCAGGCAATGGAGCAAAGCGATGATGAGATAATTGCAATGATGCAGGATAAGACCGCGTCGCAGTTCAGTTCAATAGTTATGTGGCTGATGCAGTATTCCGGAGGCTATAACATCCTCAACGACTGTTTCGCCGGAGCGTTAAAAACCGCCCTCAATTTTATGCGGCTCTATGTCGATTACACCGACGACATGGTTAACGGTGACATCAAGTTTATGCGGGCCGCGTACAACCAAATTATGATTGATCCCTATTTCTCTCACCGGGATTTTTCAGACTGCCAATATATTTTGTTCAGGGAATTTGTAACCAAAGAAGAGGGAATGGCTTTATTTCCCAAGGAAGCCAGCGCAATCAAATCAATGACCGCACTTGATAATGACAACAAGTTTTCCTATCTCAAAGCGGAGAAGGATTTGATGGGTGCTCCCAAACTAAGATTTGATGAATTTTTCAAGCGTACCGTTAAGCCGGTTAAAATCATCGTGGATAAGGAAACCGGAGATTATGAGGAGTTTACCGGAAGTAAAAAGGATTTGGAAACAGCGCTGAGAATATCGGGAATGGGTGATCAAATCGCAATTATTGACCGCTATAAACCGACCGTTGAACATAATGTCTGGCTCAATGATGAGCTCATGTACAGCGGCCCGGAAGCGTTTGGATTGGATGATTTTCCCTACATTCCAATTTTTGCCTATTTTGACCCGGAATATGACAGCATGAAGTGGAAACTCCAGTCATACGTTCGCTGTATGCTCGACCCACAGCAAGAAGTAAATAAGCGCCGCAGTCAGATTACCGACATTACAGATAGCCAAATCAACTCAGGGTGGCAAGCGGAAGAGGGATCACAGGTTGACCCCGATGCTCTTTATGGTTCCGGCCAGGGTAAAGTACTCTGGCACAAAATTGGGAAACAACCAGCCCAAAAGATTGAAGCTACTAATGTTCCTGCCGGTCTATTCCAGGTAATCCAGATGATTGACAAAGACATTATGGAGATACCCGGTGGAAACTCAGAAATGTTTGGTGCGCCCGAACACGACAATATGGAGATTTCCGGGATTCTCTCCAAGCTCAGGACCGGCGCAGGATTAACCATCCTGCAACCGATTTTTGATAACCTTAGATTCGCAAAAAAGCTCTTGGGACAGAAGCTAGTCAAACTAATTCAGAAGAATTACTCACCGCAAAAGGTAAAGAAGATCATAAAAGAAGAACCGACGCCGGAATTCTACTCTAAAGACTTCGGGAAATACGATTGTGTCCCATGTGAGGGAATTCTTACCGACACCCAAAAACAGATGTACTTCACTCAGTTACTTTTTATGAAAAGGAGTTTTCCAGATTGCCCTATACCCTGGGATGTGATCCTTGAAGCCGCGCCAATGGAAAACAAGGACAAAGTTATTGAGCGTATTAAACAAGCAGAAGCCGCACAGCAGAAGACAGAACAAATGCAAATGGCAATGCAAATGTTAGAAATGAAACTCAGAAATGCTCAGCTGGGGACCGAAATTGCTACCGCTCAGGAGAAAATTGCAGAAAGCCAGAAAAACCGAGCCATTGCTCTGGATGAGCACATGCAGGGCGTTAAAAAGATGCAGCAGATGGATACGCAACAGTTGAAAGACCTGATGGGAATAATGCAGATGCTTGAAACATGGCTGGAACCGAAACTGGATAACGCGGTACC